TTCTTTTTCTTTTTAGCTATTGCAGCTTGTATAAAAGGGGGAAGTTTCTTTTGAGCTGGAGTGAGTCCAGTCATTTTTTTTGCAGCCATTTTCTTTGCTGGGCTTTTCTTTTTCATTGCCATAATTGTTCCTCTAATCTTAAACTAAGACTGAAAATTAATTTCAGTACATCTTTTTGCCACCCATTTTCTTTGAGCTTCCCATTTTTTTGGAACCGCCCATTTTTTTGGAACCCATTTTCTTGGAACCCGCAGCTTTCTTTTTCATCATTGCCATAATTACACCCCCTTTGCCCTACTTTTATTTTCGCTTGACTTCTTATAGTGCCACATCATATGATCATGCATTTGATCATCTACTTTATCTACCTGTTCGTCAACATGATCTATTTTATGATGTAAATTAAGTATTTCATCCTTAACATCTACTAGCATTGTCGCGACAATATTGTGATCACTTTTATTTTCTTTACGGCCCTTTTGGACTAGGGCTACAAGTATTCCGCCAATAGCGGTTATTATTGCAACAATGGCAGCTTCCATCTCAGGATCCCTTGACCCATTTTTTGGAAGGAGACTGAGTTTTACTGGGACTCCATTTAACTTTATTGGCCCAGTATGCTGCAGACATAGGTCCTTTAGATATATTCTTAGCGTGGCGTGAGGCGAAAGCCTTCCTCTGACCAACAGTTTGGTTAGTTTTTACCCCCTGCTGGCCAAAACGAATTGTTTTAACTTTACCGCCAGATTTAGCTACAACAATATGAGATTTACTTGGATGACTAGGAGTTCTTTTTGGTTTATTAAAACCACTTACTCCAGCTCTCGCTAAGCGTGGATCTTTTTTAGTTGCCATTACTTTTTCTTTCTACGCTTTTTATTTTTTAAAATAGGACCATTAGACTTCTGGTTATTTGTACCCATTCTTGGTCCACTTATGTAAATAGATTTTTTAAAAGCCATTATTTTTTACGTTTCTTTTCTAATCTATTTGCTGACGATATTGCAATAGCTATTGCCTGTTTACGCGATTTGACAACAGGACCACCCTTACCAGAGTGCAACGCACCTTTACCAAATTCATCCATTACAGATGTAATTTTTTTTTGATAAGTTGTTTTTTTTTATTTGCCATTTTTACTGTTATTGTTTTTTGTCCACTGACTAGAGTAATGACCACCAGTTCTCTTCGTGTCAATGACATTCATTACAGAATCTTTAAGTAATTTATAATAATTTTTTTCCGAGGATGTTTTACTTCCCCAACCTTTGTCGGCCATATTTACCACCTTATAAAAGAAGACTGGTTATATAGTAACATTTCTGCACTATATAACCAGTCTTCAAATTTGAAATATTAATGAACGCCTATGCTTTTTTTGTTGTCTTTGGGGTATTTGTTACCTTTTTAGCAGGAGTTTTTTGTGTGTTTGCTCCGTTAATATTTTTAGGTCTACCAGGCTTTTTCTTCTTAGGTTCAGAAGTTTTATTATCATCTAAGTCATAACCACCAAGTTTTGGTTGTTGAAAAGTAATTACTGGCTCTACTACAGAATTTACTGATGTAGTAGGTTTAGCCTGAAAAGTAGGACTTGGTATTTTTTTCTTTTTTGTAAATAATAACTTTCTTGCAAGCTTTTTGATTAATTTCATTTGTTTCTCCTGTTACTTTGTACCTTGCTGTGATTCTTTAATGAGCATATAACGCTCACCAGTTTCTTTTGAAGCTAAAGAAAACCCGTAGGCAACTGCTTCTTCAACTGCTGCCGTCAGAGCTTGTTTGTCTTCAAAGGAAACACCATGCAAAGGTATGGTAACCCCTGCATAAACATCAATATTTTCAAAATTGCCAATATTGATTTTTCTATTTACCCCACATATTACTATGGGAGAGCTCGTTAAAGAAATTTCATTACTCAAGAGATTAACCACCTGGTCTAGGGGAGAGTCCATAGACTGCTCCATTGCTGTTTTTGTTATCTTAGGCATATACGTTTATGAACTCGTTAATTATTTCTAGTGTCTTATTAGTTTGCTCATCAATTGATAAGTTATCGGTGACTATTATAGCAGATGAAATTTCTTTCACCAAGTCACATTCTTTTTCTGATTTATGAGAAGATTGTTCTGCTGTCATTAGATGACCATCTCTTTTCATCATTCTTTCATTTCTGACTTCATCTGAGGCGTCGAAGTATATGATCATTCCATTTGGTTGACTTAGAATTTTATCAGCTTCATTTTTAAATCTGACATCTGAAATAATAATCCCAACATGTTTGGGATTATCTTGAAAACCTTCTGAAGAAATAATACTTCTATGCATCTTTGTTGATTTATAGATTGCCCATTTGGCAAAAATTTCAGGATCATATAGTCTACATAGATCTCCTGCTTTTTGTAGAAAAGATCTCGGTTTAATGCCTTCCGGTTCTATAGCTAAATTATGTAGCTGCTCAACAATGTCGATAAAATGTCTATAGTCAGGAATATTACCTAGGGCATTGCCACCAAAAAGATCAAACAGTACTTCATGTATAGAAAATAGCTGCCTATCTTTCTGCCTAAAGCCAAGCGTAGTCTTTTTAATTGTAGCTATTTCATACAGCGATAGAGTAAAGAAGATATGATCCCAGATGATATGTCCATCTGAGCTATTTATTCTTGCTTTTGGAACTATCTGTTCAGCTACAGAAGTCTTGCCACTGGCAGCTTTTCCAGATAGCCCAATAATTATTGGATATTCGGGATGATATTTTTTTTGTATATTCATAGCATCTATTATAGCACTTAGATCTTGGATACGTACTCTTTTCTGATTTCTAATTCATTAAGAAATGCATTAGCTAGGGCGTCTGGTTCCCAGACAAAAGACCTATTTACTTGAACTACTCGAAAATTAAATTCTTCCCTTATTTCTTCAACTGTCATTAGTAGTGGAATAAGGGACGCATTTTTACACTTCCACTTACCATTGATCTGATTTGCTACAACGGCAGAATCAGTATATATAATTGGATCTGATAAATCAGCCATAGAACATATTAACAAGCCAGCTATTACAGCCTCATACTCTGCTTCGTTGTTAGTTCTGGGACCAAGACCTCTGGCAAATTGTGCTATTTTTTTTCTATTTTTATAAACAACAGCAGAACACGCTGCCTCTCCAAATTTTTTTTGACCTTGACCACGCGATGCTCCATCGCAGAAAACTTCTATGTTCATTTAACACCGTTTCAGTTTATTTTGAGTAAAGAATATATATCTAGCAGCATGTTTTCAACTTCTTGTCTTGAGTATAGCTCTCTGTCTTGAGAATATATTTCATGTAAAAAGTTTTCAATTTCTGATTTTACGTCAGCTACTTGCTCCTGAGTCAATTCTAATGTCATATTCTATTCCATATTTTTTGGCGGTGTTAATTATATTATTTTCATGAGAATTACTAGATACTTGAATTGTTTTATTTAAAAGATATCTATCACCCTTATACTCAACCTGCATAGGGAAATTTAAATCTTTTCTTTTTTCTGAATAAAACTCTTTGGATGACGTAACACTTTTATAGTAACCTATAAACATATAATATCCTTTTTCTTAATTAGTAAGTACTAAAGTCAGATTCTAAATATGAACCTTTTTCTTCTCTATAGGCTGCTACCTGCATAGATTGAATCTTATCCATTAATTTTCTGGCTGATTCGGAGGCAATGCGAGCTGAGTTTTCCATTGATTCAGCTAAGCTAACCATTGCCTCAGCTGTAACCATTTCAGAGTATTGCTCTTCTGCAGCAGTCATAGCAGAAGCTTCTCTTTCGGCTTCATTTTTTCCAACTCGGTTAGATTTGTATACTCTTTTATAGTTACCTTCTACGATTTTAAAATGTGCCCGAGCCATTCCAGCAAATCTAGCAGCGCGTCCGTAAACATTAGACGTTCTAGCAACCAAAGAAGCGATATTGTCTATACCTAAATCAACTATATCCACTTCTGGAATTTCTACAAAATATTTATTTATTTTTTCAGCAGAACTGTATGCGTCTATTACCTCTGTTAACTGGGGTGCTAAAAAATCTGTTAGCAATTGCTGAAGTTTTTGAATTGTCACTTTACCTTCTCCGCTGATAAAAGAATTGCGTATTCATCAATTTCTAATTCAATTATTAAATCTCTAACTTTATTTTTAATTTTAGTTAAATGCTCTCTAATTGTGTTGGGATGCTCATTTATTTTTAGAGATATTTCACTGGATCTTTCACCATCTACATATCTCCATTTTAAAAGCTGTCTTTCCTGAACAGATAGTCTATCAAACGGTGATACATTTTTCTCTCCAAGAACCCAAAATTCATCAATTTTATCGGTAGAAAGCATCTGCTCTAAGGAGTATTCTACTGGATCTGCCTTAAATCCTACAACATAGTTTTCATCACTTTCATCTGTTGTCGCATCGTCACTGAGTAGTGGGAAAGTTTTTCTACCAAGCTGATCAATTAAAAATGTATCAACATTCTTTTTTAGTAGATAAAAAAAATAACTATATAAAAATCCACTAAATGGTATTGGACCTTTTGCTGAATCTTTTCTCTCATATCTGTTAATACACTGAAAAAATGTTAGGTTTATTGTTTGGCGGATATCTTCCTCGTCACCATACCTTCTTGCCATATAGTTAATGCCCCTCATACACTCATTGATCACTCTCGTGTTATTTTGATTAAGTTTGTTTTTCATTAACGCAAAACGTGTACCGGGATCTTTGATGAACAAAGAAATAAACCTTCGAATATCATAATCATTTAGATTAAACTTGGAATAATACAGCAGTGACGTATATTTAGTTAAGAAGTTACTAAACACTTTCAGCAACTCTTCCTGATGATGACCTGAACCCTTTTTTGCCTTGTCTATAAGATCTTGCATTTCATTTTCTTGCAGTGAATAATACTGCTCCTTATAACTACTCATTTCTTGCCTTCCCAATTTATAAAATAATCACTATATATATCTCTTATATCTTCATAATAAATTATTACCGGAACCTCTAGTTCGTTCATAAAATTTTTAGCGTCGGTGGAGTATTTGCTAATGACACAAGTTAGCTTTGCAAACTCGTCTGGATAATATCTTTTAAACCTTTTCAATTTTAGTTTACTTTTATCATCTAGATAGCCTTTGACTTCAATCCATTCATTATTCCTTGTCAGTAGAAAATCTGGAGTGTAAGCTCTTGTTCCCCTTTTAATTGGAAATGGAAATACTGTTGGCTCAAATTCAAAATCAATTTTATATAATTTTAAAATCCTGACAAAATTTGCTTCCCAACTTGATCTAACATTCATGTCAATATCTTTCCTGTAACCAGTTTTAGTATATTGATATGCGTTTCCTTTTTTTCTTTTTGGAAGTTCATCATTCATAATTGCTTGATCAACCTGCTTGTTTCTGATATTATTCAAATTAGGTTGTTTTTTGAACGAAGATTTTTCCAGAAAAAAATCGTTTGGCGTTGCAATCCGTGTCTGCATCCTGTATCCTTTATGTCTATAAGCGTATCTATATTATACAATAAAAAGTAAAAAAAAACAAACCAAACGCTACAACGCAAGTTGTAGCCTAAAAAGAAAGAAAATATAATGTCCACCATTAATACACTAAATGAAATCATCAAGGAAACAATTGACCAAATGAACAGCGAAATTGCTGAAGACCTAGTTGTAAACTATGGTTATGACTTTGATTCGGCAATTAAGTTGGTAACTGAGTTTACCGAGTTTGACATCGCTGACTCTTCCGAATCAGACTTCTGATTCTTATATAAAATAAAATAAAAATGGGGCTGGGAAACCGGCCCCATTTTTATTTGTCTAACTTCTTTTCTTATTTCTAAAAACACCAGTACCACAAGCTCCAGAAGCTGCATGGTCGCAATAGCTACATATTCTTACGTTTGATGTTGGATTGAAATTTCTATCTGAAATAATATTATTTATAGATTGAATCAACTTTACTTTTACATTTTCAATATCTTGCTTAGAAAATAGATGACCTTTTTTCTTTCCAGATCTAAGATAGTATAACTCTGCATATACTTCTTTATCTGGGAATATATGATCCATAGCTAGCGCATATATTCCTAACTGCAAATTATTAGGAACCTCCTTAAGAGTTACTTCCCATTTGCCTGTTTTGTAATCAGTTATATGAACTCTATCTTCATATACATCTACTCTATCTATAAAGCCTATTATCTTGTAGCTGCCAATAATTAAACTGAATGCCAACTCTTTATCAAAGATATGAAAATCTACATCACTATTAGTATCATAAAAGTCATCTATTATTCGAGATCCAACAGATATTAGTTCATTGGATATTTTATTATCTGGATCCCAAATTGGGATATTTTTTTCATATTCTAATTTAAGTTCTTCTAAATCTATTTGTTTATTATTTTCTAATTTATTCTCTAAGACAGAGTGAACAATATTACCAAGAGTAGCAGCTGCGTTGAACTGTCTTGGCTCTTTTTGTATATAAGAATAAAAATACTTAGCTGGACATTGTGTGTATGTATCTATTCTAGAGTACGAAAAATCTACTAGACTAAGCCGCTCTAAATAGCTAAGTGATTCATAACTTTTAATTGGTATTGATAACAAAAAATACTCCTATTCATATTCATTTGGGTCAAAAATTAGATTTCCTTCCTGATCATATTCTTTTCCCATCTCGTCTATTGTATGACCATTATGCTTATTTACGTAACAGCCATTCTTCGTTGGAATCCAACCAGTTTCACCTATCTCCATATAATCGTCAGATGGCCACATTTTCGCCACCAATCATAACCTCAACATCTGTTATCTCATCTGCATTAAGATAGTAATGAATTACTGTGTACAGATCTTTTAGGTCTTTAGGTGTCAAATAAAAACCAACACAAGTACATTGTAAAAATAATTTATCTTCATAATTATATGTTGAATCTGTATATTCAGTTAATTTAATGTTTCCTTTTTGCACAACTGCGGGAATTGACATTTTTACTCCTCATAAATTGTTATTGGATTCCAATTTGGATTATCCATTTTTTCTCTCATATCTTTTACGTAAGAGTCCCAGTCTCTTTCGTCTTCTGTTTTCTTCTGATATCTAACGCTACCCTTGAATGGATTTGAGTTAAACTTAGTCATAACTAAACGACCTTGCTGTGTCTTCCATCTAAGGATTCCATTTTTGCAGTCGCAAAAATCTTCATTATCAACTTTAATTTTTAATTCTGGATCATATCTTCCAGAGCAACCGTTACATTTAGTGTATCTACCCTTGTCTTGACATCTATTGCATGATGAGCAGAATACCCAACACCATTTTTCTACAGGATTAATAGTAGGACCAACACTAGACATTATTACTCTCCAATTCAATTAGCTTTTTAATAGAAGACTCTACGTTGGGTGAAGCTTCTATTTTATATTTGTAAATAAATTTATGTTTTTCAGAATTAACCTGCAAGAATACAGGTCTATCTCCTTTTGAGGAATTAATTATATCATATATTTTGTTGAGTAAGACGGGTGATATATCTTTATCAACATCAAAAACTAAAGCTTTTCCTGTTAAAAATAAATGTGAATCTATTTTTTCGCAAGACGAATAATATATCTTTGCAACTGGGTTTTCTTCATCCCCTTCTTTTGAAAGATTGCCAGATATGATTAAAACATCACCTTTATTAAAATAGTCATCCGAAATAGATTTGGCTGCGTTGGGAAAGATTATTATTTCAATATCAGAAGATATATCCTCAATCGTAATCTTAAACATTTTCTGACCTTTTTTGGTCATGATTTTCTTTACTGCAGTTATTATTCCACCGATTTTTACAGAAGATCCAACAGTGTAATTAATCAAATCAATAATTTCACATGTTATTTTTTTAGAAAGAATATCCCAGATACCAAGAACTGGATGAGTAGTAACATAAATTCCAAGTTCATCTTTTTCTTTTTCTAAAATAGATAATTCTTCTAATCTATTATATCCAACTTTATATTCATCAATTAATTCGTCTAGTGCACCGGCCATAGCTAGGTGTTCTAATGTTGATTTCTTAAGAATTGTAGGATCACATCTCCTAAAAAAGTCTGATAAATTTTTATACGGATTTAATTCATCTCTAGATGAAACAATAGCGTCTGCTATTGATGACCCAATTCCGTTAACAGCTGATAGTCCAAAAACAATAGAAGAATCATCTATAACCTCAAAGTCAAATCCAGAATAATTTACCGAAGGTGGTAGCACTGATATGCCTAGCTTCCTACAGTCGGATAGATAAAATGATTGCTTATCTTTATTTCCAACAACAGAAGACATAAGTGCAGCCATATATTCAACAGTATAGTTAGCCTTTAAGTATGCTGTTACATAACTAATCATTGCGTAACTGGCGGCATGCGCTCTGTTGAAACCGTATCCGCCAAAGTATTCAATGTCTGAGAAAATTTTATTAGCTAACTGTTCAGATATCTGAGAAGATTTAACACAACCTTCAACAAATTTACTGCGCATTTTAGCAATTTTATCCATTAACTTTTTACCTATAACTTTGCGTAAGTCATCGGCTTCTGCCGAAGAAAAGCCAGCTAATTCTCTAGCTACACCAAGAACATCTTCCTGATATAGCATAATACCCAGAGATGGCGCTAAAACAGATTCTAATTTAGGATCATCATATTTGATTCTACTACGACCATGTTTTCTGTCTATATACTCTTTATCCATTCCCGAACCCATTGGTCCAGGTCTATGTAGTGATATAAGGGCCATTATGTCTTCTATACTTCTTGGCTGCAAAGAGATCATCATTTCTCTCATAGATGATGACTCAAGCTGGAATACTCCAGCACAATTGCCTCTACATAATTCGTCATAAGTTTTAGTATCATCCAATGGTATTAAATCAATATCAATTGATATTCCCTTATGTTTGTCTATTAGCTTGACACAAGAATCAATGACACCTAGGTTTCTTAAACCAAGAAAGTCTATTTTTAGCAGACCACATTGTTCGACTCGACCCATATCCCACTGGGTTACAATTGGATTATCTACACCCTTTTGCATAATTGGTAAGTAATCAGTTAATGGGCCTTTTGATATAACTACACCAGCGGCATGAATTCCTGTTTGCCGAACAAGGCCTTCTAATCCAAATGCAGTGTCTACAATTTCTTTAGCTGTATTATCTTTTTTGTATAATTCTGAAAAGTCAGCAACTTCCATGCACTCAGAAAGATTTTTAGATATACCCAAAATAGGCGGAGGTACAAGTTTAGCTACGGTATCCCCTGCTGCAAAATCATGACCTAATGCTCTGGCAGCATCTCGTATAGATTGACGAGCTCCTGTCTTATTAAACGTACATATATGTGCAACATGATCTACGCCATATTTACTTCTAGCGTAGTTAATAACTTCATCTCTATGTCTATCGTCAAAGTCTAGATCTATATCTGGCATTGACTTTCTTCCCTCGACAAGGAATCTTTCAAACATTAAACCAAACTTAATTGGATCTAGGTTAGTAATTTTAAATGCGTAAGATAATATACTGCCAGCAGCAGAACCTCTTCCCCACCCAACTCTAACATTATTATTTTTAGCCCAATTAACTAGATCTGAAACAACTAGAAAATATTCTGGAAATCCCATATCTTTTACTACACGTATTTCATGATTAGCTCTATCTATAATATGCTGCGGAAGTGGATCGCCATATCTTTCCTTTAAGCCACTCCAAGCTAATCTTTCGAAGTAATCATTAGATGTTTCTTTTGTTGGAATTGGAAAATCTGGAAAATATATGTTTCCAAAATTTAAATTAATATCAACCATATCACATACGTCCATGGTATTCTTTAACCAATCAGGATTAAATTTTCTTTCCATCTCATCATATGACTGAAGATAGAATTCATCACCACTAAAAGAAAATCTATTTGGAGTATGAATATTACAGTTTGTAGCAACACATAGCATGATGTCATGGGCGCGAGCGTCATTTTGATGCACGTAGTGGCAGTCTCCACTTGGGACTACTTTGGCTCCAATAATGGAAGCTATTTCAACTAATTGGTTAAATACTTTGCGTTGCTCGGAAAGACCATGGTCTTGAACTTCTATAAAATAATTTTCTTTACCAACAATATCCTGCATTTTCTTAGCTGAGTTAAGGGCGTAGTCAAAATCATTTCTTAGTAAAGCCTGAGACACTTCACTATTTAGGCAGCCAGATAGCACAATGATTCCATCAGAGTGTTGAGATATAAGATCGTGATCGATTCTAGGCTTAACGTAATATCCTTCAAGAAATGATCTTGATGACATTTTAATAATATTTTTATAACCAACATTATTTTTAGCTAGAATTGTTATATGATATGGCCCTCTTTGTTCCCATTCATTTTTGGCCGGACCAGATCTTTCTTCCTCGTCTTTATCAAATCTGGTTTTTCTAGCTTGATAAAATTCAGAACCAAGAATTGGCTTTACACCCGTAGCTTGACCTGCATCATAGAAATCAAGCCACGAGTGTATATTGCCATGATCAGTTGTAGCTAGACCTTTCATTCCAAGAGATCTAGCTCTGTCTAAATACTCCTCAATTCTTCCATGTCCATCGAGCATAGAATAGACTGTATGGTTGTGGAGATTTGTCCAATTTTTCACTAAATTCCTCTACTTCTATCTGAGCCATCAAGAGCACTATCTCTTGTTTCTCTATATGTAATAATTACAACTCCGCCACAATACTTGCAAGGAACAGGCTTACCTTCCTGAGCAAAAGGACTTCTTTCCATGTATTGATCTGGCTGATCCGACTTACACTCAGAGCACACTCCAATAACATCATCTGGATTTTGTATATTAGACATTTTCACCTCCTTTATTTTTTAGTTTGTACGCAAATCTAACTGGAGATGGAGAAGACTTTTCTTCTGTTTCTATATATTTATCTCCAACTTTAATCCATTTCTTTTTTTGCTCCAAAGAACACTCACCACAACCAACGCCAACAGCATTTGCTCTCTCACACGTATATGGTCTACCGCCAATTCCGAGTTCTCTTCTTTTGACCCAGTCTCTTATGTGGCTATTAGATTTTTCCCAATTGTAATCGTCGCAATTACTAAGTATTTCATGAAGAAATTTTATTGAATCTTCACTGTAAGTAAGTATAGAACATAAGAATAATCTAGCTTCATGTTCGAGAAATTTCTTCTCCTTCGCCTGATCATACAATCTTTGTACGGCGGTGCAGCCTGTTAGTAGT